TTTATTTAAAAATAAGTTTACTTCTTCTTCTGTAGCAAGTTCATTGCTTAGGAATACTTCGGGCAGGTTTTGTATCTGGTAAAACTGACCTTCACAAACCTTAATCCAATCTCCTATTTTCTTTTTTGTCTTCATAATATTTATTTGTTTCTTCAAAGATATATAATACAAATGAACTGTGCAAGTATTATAGTTGTTTATTTAATCGTTATCGGCTATTAACTTAACTCCAAATAGCTCTATTACTTCTCTATTGTTCTTCGCTCCGTTGTAACTTATATTGTTATCTTTTGCGTATTGTGTAATCGTTTTTAATCTAGCATAGGTATTTAAGCGTTCAAAAATCTGAACCAAACCCAAAGTAGATAACTCATTTTTACAAATACATTTATAAACGTATTCTTCTATTTTGTCAATATGTATCGGGTCTTTCATGTGGTTCATTTTTTTGAATTAGCATTATTCGTTGTTAGCCACTATAAAATTTTTTCAAAGTTATACTCTAATAGCATTTCTTCTACCCAATGTTCGTCAGCTTCTAAATAATTTCTTTTAACTAAAAAATTTAACAGTTCACGTTGTTGGCTAACAGCGGCTATAGATAATTGCTTAGTTAGTTCTTCTTTTATAGACAATAGTTTATTGTGCAGTGGTCTTATCTCCACTTCATTACAAGTGTTTTCAGCCATATGTTTCAATATAATAATAAGCTCGTTTAATTCTTCCATAATTTTGTTTTATTTATTAAGTTAATTTCTTTTTCCGCAACTATCCATAGCCATCAAATGTTAAGGCACAATAAAAATTACTGCCTCGTTATTTCTTTTTCATCTATTTCATTGTAAGCTTCATCTAAATTACAACTTTTCCATCCATCATAACACCATTCATCTATCGTCCACTCTTCTTTTTCATTCACCCAATAAAATCCTAATCTTCTATTCGTTGTCATAATTTTAAAAGTGCCTAACACTGCATATATAAAATAGCTGCTAGGTCTTTATTTAGTTATTAATTTTCTTTTTACTTACCTTTTTGTTGGCTTCAACAATATGGTCTATTTATATGCTACTTTCCATATACGTAATCCGTTAGCCACAATTATTAGCTTTTAAGTGTTCATCTACCCATAATTCTTTTATATCCAAGCTAAGTTCTTCTGTTAAATGTCTGTGATACGCTAATAACAGTTCACGTTGTTGGTTAACAACGGCTATAGATAATTGCTTATTTCTTTCTTCTTTTATAAACTCCCACAGTATAAACTTTCCTTTTCCTCTATCAAAGTCATCTTCGTTCAATGTTATTAGTAAATCTAAATCGTCTAGTATTTTAGTCATTTCTTTATTTATTAAGTTAATTATTCATTCCACGCAACTATCCATAGCCATCAAATGTTAGCGTTCATAGCCTACATTTGTTTTGTACCATTTTACAAAGTCTGTTAATTCCATTTGGTTAGCATTTATATATATGTCTGTTGCCGGTGTAGGCAACGCAACGCTAACAACGGGTATAGTTAATTTTTTAACTTGCTCTTGGTGGTATAGTTCCATAATATCACTAACATATATCCAATTCTCAACTTTTTGCGCATCCTTTAATCGTAAGTCGTCTAATTCATTATCTAATAAATATTTTTGTGCTTTATTCATAATTTTTGTTCTTTAAATCGTTAAAAATCAAACCATACCTAAACCGTTAGTTATAATTGCCTCATAATCCTTACTCAGTTGTTTATCGTTACGCATCGGCAACTATTCCTTTCAGTAACTAACAACATATAAAAATCATTTAATTAAAGTCTCCGCAATTTTTTTATCTATAGCTTTAATTAGTTCAAATTCAAGATTGTCATATTTTATAACAAAGGTTCCGTCCTTTAACTCAAATAAAATTGCTAATTGATTATCTGCAAAGCTATCGTCATAATTAACTATGTATGTGTTTACTACTTTCTTCATTTCTTTTTAATTTTAATTAAACAATTCTTATATAATTCCGTTGGTAGTAATATTTGCTTTGGTATTCTCATGCTCTTTTTTCAGTACGTAGCAAACACTACAACCAACAGCGTATAAAATTAATGCTTAGTAATGTAAACCCCGAAAACTTGTATTCCTATTGCCCAATAACCCCATTTAATCCCTAGTGCAAAAGCCCAACCTAAGTCATTTATTTCTTCTGGGTTTCCTGTTGCAAAAACTAAGCTTGGAGTAATTCCAAAATCTAGGTCTTTAGGCTTTTGTTTTAATCCATTAAGGTAAAATGGGGTTATTTTGTGTCTTGTCTTCATAATGTTTTGTGTTTTTAAATTCGCACTATCCATAGCCATCAAATGTTCTAAGTAATGCTTTTTAAAATAGGCACTTACTCATGCTACCAATAATCCTCTTCTGTGTAGCTCAAATCAAATAATAAAGCTCCGTTGTTTCTGTTACAAATAAAAGAATCTGCGTGTAGTCTGTATTCAAAAAACTCTATACCTATTTGTTCATCATCGCTATTATACTTAGCACCTCTACCTCTGTAATGTAAGGCATAGCCTCCTTTCTTTATAACCTCTTCACACTGGCTACAAATGTAATCTTTTCTGCATTTAACTTTTTTCTCACTCATAATCATTTTAATTTTTCAAATTAAGCCTATTTTAAAAATCACTACAGAGAACACCAGTTAGCCCAACATAATTTTTTAAAAGCCGATTCTTACTCTTGTGTAATAAGTTTTTTCTGTTCATTAACTAATTCGGAAATATCTGAATGATTATCAACACCGTAAAGTTTAGTCTCTAACATTAATATGTTTAAAATTGGATCATTTAACTCAGTGGCTCTTTTTGCTATAAGCTCTAGTTTCTTTTGAGCTATTCTCAAAGGAACTAACATTCCATGTAGTTCATTATTGCTTGATATTTCTACAATCAATTGAGGTAAATCAATATTAAAATGTAATTCGTGTGCTTTTCTCATAATATTTTATTATTAATAATTAGTATCTATTCTCCTTACGGGTTTGGTTTTTGTCAAAACCACGGCTTTAAAAAAATAACGTAGGGTAACACTGCATAAAAATAATTCCATTGCATTCCACTATTCCTATGCGAGGCATGTTAGCTGTAATTTTCAACATCAAACTCTCCACACCTGCTGGCTTCTGCATTTACACCATCATTCCAAGCTTGTTCAAGGTTTTTTTCTGTAAAACTACCGCTAACAACACCTAAAGTTAATTGCTCTTGGTGGTATCTTTTTTGGTCTCTGTCTAATATGTATATTAAATCTTTATAATCTTCTTTGTTAAATACACTTAATAGGTCTTTTAATCTAATTTCGTCTTCTTGTTTTGTCATAATTTATTTTGTTTTTTGTTTATCCCAGCAACTAACCTTAGCTGCATAATGTTCTAAATCATTTGCTTTTGGTAGCCTCTTATGTTTATCTGTGTGAATATCGCAAACAATAGAGAACAACACATATAAACAATTAAAAATCACTTAGTTTTTTTTAATAAAGAGCACTGCTCAACCATAACAATAATTGTTTTATGTACGTTTTCCATTTGGTCATTCCACCTTAAACAAGTATCACTATCTTTAGTTCTATTGTTTAATTCATCAACAATTATTTTAGTCTTTCCTTTTTTTACCGTTATTTTCATTTTATTTAATTTTTAAAAGTTCATATCTAATAAAGTTGTAGTGCATATTATTGCGGTTTTTCTCTCATTCCACAAGTAATACATTGATCAAGGCAAATGTTGTCTTTATAACCTACTTCTTTATTCACGCAATAAAACGTACCCTTCGGCACAACAACACTATATATAGTTAATGCTCGGTTCAGTTCTGCTATAAAAGTTCTGTAACAACTCGCTTTTGTTTCTAATCTCGATTCCTTCTCAATATCTAAAGGGCAGTCTTTCGATTCCGCTAATACTGTTTTCAATCTACGCTCGTAATCTTCTTTTAATTCTTTCATAATGTTTTGTTTTTTTTATCAAGTTTTTACTTACCTTTTTGTTGGCTTCAACAATATGGTATATTTACACGCTACTTTCTTTATACAATACGTTCTAAATCTTACTTGCATCGCAGCACCTCTCGCTACAGTAGTCTCTTTCACATTCCTCTCCACACTCTTTACATTCTTGTTGATTCTCTTTATCAAACTCTTCTGGATAGTAACTCATAGTTATTGTTTTAATGATTTAAGTTTTTTTGGTAGGTTTTTGACGCTTCTAATTCATCTATAAAAGCTCTATTTCCTTCATGATTTTTGAATTAAATTCTTTGCTAAATTAAGCATTTTCTACAGCGTAAACAAACTTTATCAAAAGAATTACGAATATTTTATTTTAAAACGACTGTTTATGAATTATTTATAGTTAAAATGTTAAAGTTTTCAAATATTCATATAAATTCATAAAACACTTGACTTTTATCGGGATTTTTTGTACCTTTGAAAACAGATAAGAACAACACAAACAAACACACAGCTTTTAACATTAATAAATCTAAAAAACACCTAATAAAATAACTTAATAAATGAATACAGGATAACTATGTTCACTCATTAAATAATATAGGTATAATAAAAAAGGTATTTAAAATAGGTTTATGTTATATTTTAGTTGTAGATTTGCATCATAACATTAAAACATATAAAGATGGAGTTTAAAGGAACAAAAGGAAAGTGGAAAGCGGTTAAGTTAGAAAAAACAGATTGGTATCCAGAAAGAAACGAAATTCAATTCGGAGAAGATGGAGAGTGCGTATGTGAGTTTGTTGCTGATGATAATGACGCCAAACTAATAGCATCAGCTCCAGAGCTGTTAAACGCCTTGCAATCACTACTTAAGTCTACTTATCCAAATTACAAAACATTAGACAACAGTATTCACCCTGCTAACTTAGCGTTAAAGGCAATTAACAAAGCGTTATTTTAATTTTACTACAAAACGAATTATACAAAACATATATTATGACTAAAGAAATGAGTAACAAGAATATTGGAATAGCCAGAACAGGTGTAATGTTTCAGCTTATAAGACAAGTAGTACTTGACAAACATCCTACTATTGACATACAAAAGCCAGATAGAAGAGCCGAAGTGGTGGCTATAAGGAACACTGCTATATCAGAGCTGTTTAAGAACGGTTGTAAAAAGTATCATATAGCTCAGGTAACTGGATTAGGGAACAATACTGTATTAAGAGCACTTAGCAATCACTATGATAACAGACCTTATTTTCTATCTAAGTTTAGTGATATGGTGCTATTAACAGAGTCTGTATTAGATTCAAATAATAAAGTGAACAGACAATACAACTTAATGGAAACTATCTCTCTAATGAGCTTAAAACAAGTTGAAATAGTAGAAGAGTTTATAAAAGTATTAAATAGATAATTATGGAAGCAAAAGAATTAAGAGCAGGAAATTACGCTAATTTTGAATTCCACAAAAGCTGCGGAGGAACTAGGCAAGTAGAGGTTTGTGGTAGGGATATAATGTTGTTAGAGACGAAATCTCTAGAGACAGGTAAAAGATTTTCTCCGATACTATTAACTAAAGAATGGTTAATGAAGTTTGGGTTTTATCAAGACGAAAAAAACGTGTATATGTGTTTAAATATAGTTCTACTTCGGTTAAGAATTGGCTACGGAACAGTTACATTAATACAGAGTGGCGAGTCGATTAGAGTGCCTGAAATAATTTACGTTCACCAATTACAAAACTTATACTTTGCATTAACAGGCAAAGAATTAAACTTTAAATAAACAAACCTATATAAACTCTACCTTCTAGCTGTTTCATAAACAATTAATTAATTCTTAGTTAGTTTAGTATGAAAGAAGAAAGTAAAGAGATAAAGAAAGTTGATGGTCGTTCTGGGAATGGAGGTCATTCAACAAAAGGAAGAGCAGGTCGTCCTCCAAAAGTAACTGAAAAGAAACTAAGAACATTAGCTCTTGACGCTATTAGAAAGGAGTTTGGTAGTGAAGATAAGATGTGGAGGGAAGTAGCAAAGAAAGCTAAAGAAGGATCTATACCACATCTTAATCATGTAATGGCATATACATACGGAAAACCTAAAGAATACAAGGAGGTAGACGTAAAGCAGACCATGAACATACCTATTGTTAGTTTTCTTGAAGAGGAAGTGATTGACATAACTCCAGAAGATGATAGACTAAATGAGTAGTGTTAGGTTAAATCCTAAGTATAGGAGCTTATATAGTTCAGATGCTAGGTATCATGTTATCACGGGAGGAAGAAACTCAGGAAAGTCTTTTGGAGTAACTGTGTTTGTATTGCAATTAACCTATGAAGCAGGTCATAAAGTTCTTTACACTCGTTACACTATGACATCTGCAAAGAAGTCTATTATACCAGAGTTTAAGTCTAAGATAGAATTACTTGGCGTTGAAGAGCATTTTGACGTAACAGACGCTAAGATTACAAACAAGCTAACAGGAAGCTCTATTATCTTTTCTGGTATTCAAACAAGTAGTGGAAATCAAACTGCAAACCTAAAATCTATTGCAGGTATTACTACATGGGTTCTCGATGAAGCAGAAGAAATGACTGATGAAGATAACTTTGATACTATTGATTTATCTGTAAGGGTAAAAGGTATTCAGAATAGGGTTATCATGATAATGAATCCAACTACAAAAGAACACTTTGTTTATAGTAAGTTCTTCGAAGAGAGAGGCGTTACAGGAGGTAGTAACGGTGTTGTAGAGGATGTAAACTACATACACACCACTTATCTTGATAACATAGATAACGTTGAAGCAGGTAGTCTTAAAAACATTGAGAGAATGAGGGATAACAATCCTGAGAAGTACGCTCATGTTATACTTGGTGGATGGAGAGACAGAGCAGAAGGTGTCATATTTACAGATTGGAGTATAGGAGACTTTAACAATGATTTAGATTCTATATTTGGTCAAGACTTTGGATTTAGTAATGATCCAAGTACACTTGTTGAGGTTGCTGTAGATAAAAAGAATAATAAAATATATCTAAAAGAGCACCTGTGTAAAACTCATTTATCTGGTAAGATTCTTGGAGACTATAATAAAAGGATAGCAGGGAAGAAATTGATAGTATGTGATAATTCAGATCCTAGATTAAGAACTGAGTTAAACGCAATGGGATTAAACATGACTCCTACATTAAAGTTTAAGGATAGTATAATGACAGGAATACAGCTTATGCAGGACTATCATCTTGTAGTGGATAAGAGTAGTGTAAATCTTATAAAAGAGCTTAATAACTATGTGTTTAAGCCTCTAGGGAATAACGGAGGTAAGTCTATTCCTATTGATAAGTGGAATCACTGTTTTTCAGGAGATACTATTATAGCTACTGAAAGAGGTAATATACCTATGATAGATATTACAGAAGGTGATTTTGTTCTTACCAGTAATGGATATAATAGGGTATTGTCTAAGTTTGATAATGGAGTCAAGAAAACTTACGAATATATTTTAACTTTTGATGGTTTTTCTATATCTTTGCAATGCACTGATAATCATAAAATAAAAACAGACAAAGGATGGAAGAGCATAAGCGAATTAAAGTCAACGGAGAATTTATACCTGTACAATGGCTCGAAGGAGAGTCGTACAAGCTGTATAAAGGAGAGAAATACTTTAGTAGAGGACGTAGAAGATTGCACACAGATGTATGGGTTAAATATAACGGAGAAATCCCAAAAGGATACCACGTACACCATGTTGACGGAAACCAACACAACAACGACATATCAAACCTTAACCTTGTCCAAAGAAGTCTACACCTTAGATACGAAGGTAAAAAAAGAGCTAAAGAAAATATCGAATGGTTTAAGAGATTCCATTCAGCAGGAATTGATAAAGCAAAGGAATGGCACGCTTCAGAAGAGGGTAGGAAATGGCACTCTGAACATGGTAAAAAAGCATATGCAAAAAGAAAGGCTATACAGAAAACTTGTAAAGAGTGCGGAAAAATCTACGAAACAAAGCACACTGGAGTATCAAAATACTGCCATAATAACTGCAAAGCTAAAGCGAATAGACGTGAGAGAAAAGAGCGAAGAGAGAGTTTATGATTTATATGTCGCCAACACTCACGAATACTTTGCGAATGGGGTTCTTGTCCATAATTGCCTTGACGCTGCTAGGTACGCTGTACAGTATTTATTAGGTAGAACTATTGCCAGAGGAAAGTATATATTTGCATAATTAGGTTTTAATGTTGAAAAAGCTTATCTTTGTAAAGAAGCTATCCTCATATGGGTTTTTAGATTGCATACAGGTTTTTATCTAAGACTAAGATCGCACATTATGTGTTAGCTTTATAGCAGTTCTTGGGTAAGGCTATTCAAACTCCCTTGAGACAGGTCTTGATTAGGATAGAGAGTAATTTACTTTGTCCGAAATGGATATGTAAAGGTTCTTGAGTCGACAGCTACTAGTAACGTTCTTGTGTATAAGTCTATTCAAAGAAAAACATATATTACGGTTCAAATCCGTTCAGGATCACTTTTAAGAAAACTGGCTTAGTTTACTTGTAATGAGGCTAAGGGAATACGAGCTTTACAAGAGCTGTGGTGTCGGGAGTTGCATAAAGTAGGTTATAAGCAACAAGCTAGTAAGAATCGGTGGGAGAGGCTAGTATTTTTTAAGGATTTAATTAGTGTTTTTCATAGTTTTGTTTTTAGGGGAAGTTAATAGCTTCCTCTTTTTTTGCAATAAAGTGAAATAAATGTTGTAGGTTTAATAAAAAAGGTTATCTTTGTTGAAACGATAAAACATATATTATGCTAATAAAATGTAAAACAAAGAAACACAAGGAGTTAATCTATAACAGTACCTACGCAGTTGACAGGGTGTTTCCTAAAGGTTATCTTGTAACTGTAAAAGGAGTTACTTATTCAATAGGAAAGAAAGAATGTGAAATAATAAAACTATAAAGATATGGATGGAACAAAATGCACTAACGAAGCTTGCTCTATAAGAGAGAGTTGTTTTAGATGGACTTCTGAACGTAGCTTGTATTGGCAAGCTATACAGAGGTATAAAGAAAAGGATTGTAAATACTACATAAACAATAAAAACAGATAAACATGAGATTAATAGAACAAATAGAAG